AATCGCACTTTAAGGAACCTGGATTGTTTATAACAGAAAAGACATTTAGGTCAATTGCTATTGGACATCCTTGTATGGTATTAGGGCAACCTGGAATACTAGACTACTTTGATAGCATAGGTATTAACTTGCGTTTACCAGGATTAAATACCGTCTACGACAGCGTACAAGACCCTACAATGCGTTTTAATATATTCCACGACACTATACAGTACTGGGTACATTTAGAGCGTACAGAGCGTTATAAGTTGCTTAAAAGTTGGCAACCTATACTAAAAAAGAACGCACAAGTGTACAATAGCATTAATTTTAAACATCAAATAACTGAGAATATTCTAAAATCAACTGAAGAATATTTCTTGACTAAACCATAAAAAAGTAGTATAATAACAAGATGTATGATATAATATTTGTATCACCAAAGAATAACCAGTCTCAGTACAAGACATTATGTACGAAATACCCCACGGCTAAATTTGCAACTAGTTTTGAACAAGCACAACGTAAAGCTCTAAGCGACATGTTTTATGTTGTTTGGGACGATGTAGATGTACAAGACAATTTTACATTTGATTACGAAGTAGCTGAATGGGATAAAAAGTATGTACATACATTTTTAAATGATACGTACTTTGACGGCATATGTTTAGTTCCAAGAGATATACACATATCAACAAAAGAAATAAAACACAGATTTTTTGTAAACAAAAAAGAAGTTGATATAGTAGCAAGTATGCCAACTAGGTATGACGTTTTTTACATAGATTCTTATGAAGATTATGAAAATGCACTCGAAAATAGTTCAACAGAAATGTTTTGGGCAGTATCACGCAATTTAAAATATAGTCAGTCATATATAAACAACTTTTATTTTAGTCACCATAACAGTTACGACAGAAAAGAAAATCATGCATTTGTACATGAGGTTGATGGAAGGAAATTATACAATGGTGTATTCTTATGTTCGCAAAACAAACCTCTCAACAAAAAACAAATAGACTATAGATTTTTAGTAAATGCAAAGCAGTGGGACGATGTAGTAAGTGAGCCTAGACAATATGAAATTTGTGTAGTTAATACATATGAAGACTATCTTGCATATTTAGAAACTGTAGAAACAGAACTGTTTTGGATGATTCCTCCTCATGTTCTTCTACGTGATGACTTTGAGTTTGACTTGTATTTTAGTCACGATAATGAGTTTGATAGAAAAATAAATCATGTATTTAAAAATGGCGAATACTATGACGGCATTGTTTTGTGTAGTAAGCATGCACCTATAAGCAAACGTGAGTTTAAGTATAAATTTATTACAAATAAAAAAGAACATAATATAGTAGCAAGTGAACAAACAGAATACGACAAAATTGTAGTAAATTCTTATGAAGAATTTTGCGAGCTAAAAACAAAAGTCAGCACAGATTTTTTCTATGTAATACCTAACGATGTAGAAGTAGACTGGGATTTTAAATATCATATACCTTATTATGAAAAGAATAATGTCCATCTTTTTAAAAATAACGAGTACTATGACGGTATATTTTTAATACACAAAGAAAACGAAATATCTCAACGAGAATTTGATTATAGATTTTTTAGAAATAAAAAAGAAGTTGACATAGTAGTTTCGACTGTAAAATCTTACGACAAAATTTATGTTGACGATTATGATGACTTTATATTACAAATGACAACTACTAACAGTAATTTTGTTTGGGTAATACCTAATGACGTAGACGTAGATTGGGATTTCAAATATCACATACCTTATTATGAACGTGATAACGTACACGTATTTAAAAACGGTAAGTATCACGACGGTGTGTTTCTAATACACAATAACAAGCCACTTGCACAACGTGAGTTTGATTATAAATTTTTTGTAAACAAAAAAGAAATCGATATAACTGTTAGTACACCGGCACCTTATGATGTTGCTTTTATCAGCTATAAAGAACCTAATGCTGACAAACACTTTCAAAAACTACAAGATAAAATTAGACAAGAAGATCCAAGAATAAGTTTACGTTGGGTAAGAGATGTTAAAGGAATACATCAAGCACACAAAAAAGCCGCTGAATTATCATCGACTAGAATGTTTTTTGTAGTAGACGGTGATGCTGATATGTGCGATGATTTTAAATTTGATTACCAAGTGCCTGCGTGGGACGAAACAACTGTACATGTATGGAGAAGTATAAATCCTGTTAATGGATTACAGTACGGTAACGGTGGTGTAAAACTATTACCAAGACTACTTACAGAAAACGTAGATGTTAACACAACTGACATGACTACTAGTATTAGTGATAGATTTAAAGTTGTAGACCAAATAAGTAATTATACAGCGTTTAATACTGATGCATATAATACTTGGAAAAGTGCATTTAGAGAATGTACTAAACTAGCAAGTAAAAGTATTACTGGACAAATTGATGATGAAACAGAAGATAGATTGCAAGCATGGCTGCATCCTATACCAGATGCATCATTTAGAGAAGAAGCAAAACGTGGCGCTGAACAAGGCACTGTGTTTGGAAAAGAAAATAAAAACAAGCCCGAAGTTCTTGCACTTATTAACGACTTTGATTGGCTAGAGGAACAATTCCAAAATAGTTATGATTAGGGAATACTTAGACAGCATAACAGCATTACATATTGAGCTTACAGATAAATGTCAAGCAGCTTGTCCTATGTGTGCTAGAAACATTAATGGCGGCGCAGATAGACCGTTTATTAAAAATGCTGACATAAGCATTGATCAATTTGTACAATGGTTTACACCTAAGTTTTTATCTAAACTAAACAATTTTTATAGTTGCGGCAACTATGGCGATCCTGCTTTTGCTAAAGACTGTTTAGAAATTTACACTTATGTAAGACGGTGCAATCCTACAGCAAGATTAGCATTACACACTAATGGTAGTTTGCGAACTAAAGATTGGTGGCAAGCACTTGCAAAAATTATTAATCCTAATGGACAAGTTATATTTGCTGTAGACGGGTTTGCTGGTAAGCATGAATTATATAGACGTCATACTAAATTTGAAAAAGTAATTGAAAGTATTAAAGCATTTGTTGATGCGGGCGGAGATGCAAGAGTAGACAGTTTAGTGTTTGCACATAACGAACACGAAACAAAAGAATTAGAAAAATATCTATTAGACTTAGGTGTTACTGAAGTAAACTTTAAATCTACGAAAAGGTTTTATAACTTAGGAGGCTTCCCCGTACAAAATAAAGATGGAAGTCATGCATACGATTTACATCAAGCAACCTTGCCAGAATGGAACAACGGATTTAAAGATGATATTGAAAAGTTTTTATCACCAGATGCTATACAACAATTAATAGATAAATCAACAATAGAACCACAGTGCGTTACTAAGAATGAATTATATGTTGATCCCTATGGTAATCTATTACCGTGCTGTTGGATAGGGAGCGATTGGATTGAAGAACCAATTAACGGAAATATGGTGCTACAAAAATTACGTGACCTAACAGTTGAAAACAGTCAAATGATAATGACAGATGTAGGCGTACCAAATTTAAATAATGCTAATATAGATGATACACTTGCAAATCAAAGCATGTGGGAAAAGTTAGAATCATATTGGATAGGAGAAAACAAGTGTATTACGTGTGTAAAAAATTGTTCAGGAGCATTGTATGAGCAATAATTACGATCAAATACCATGGCAAGATATTACTGAGTTTGGCCAGAAAACTCTCCTAGAGAGCCATCTTTTCACAGTCTCTTGGATTACCACTAGATATTGTAATTATTCGTGCAGTTATTGCTGGCCTCACGCAAGATCTAGTGTCCCTGATACCAAACCTACAGAATTATACTTAAACACCATGGATAGTATCAAAGCACAAGCTCGTGCTAATAACTTTACAGACTTCCATTTTAGTTTTTCAGGCGGCGAACCTACAGCAAATAAACAGTTTATGCCGTTGGTTGAACATTACTGTAACGATGACAAAGCTGAATATCAAAGCATACATATGACCACAAACCTATCCCCTGGACCTATTTGGTGGGATAAGTACATACGTAGTACAAAAAGTTTACAACGTCGAAGTGTTACAGCAAGTTTTCATGCAGAGTTTGCAGATGAACAAAAATTCGGCGATACATGTTTACAACTTATGGAAGGAGGAGTTTTTGTTACAATCAATCAAGTTATGGTTCCGCAAATGTTTGAAGATCTTTACGAAAGGCTTGAGCGATTTGCCGCCAGAGGTATTAACGTCACTCTCAAGCCCCAGTCCGATCCAACCGCCTCCCACGTGGTACATGGATACACTGAAGACCAAATCACAACAATGCGACAAGGTTTCCCACAACACTGGGAAGGAGAATCAGTTGCCCAAGTCTTACTCAAAACAGCTCAAGGAGTAGAGTACGAAGTAGATCAAGCAGAACGGTTTAATGCGTTTGGCTTTAATAAATTTCAAGGGTGGTCTTGCAATGCAGGCTATCAAGGTATTATTATACGAGATACAGAAGTAAGGCGTAGTCATAGTTGTCATGATGAACTACTAGGCACTACAACAGACGGGTTTGAAATATTTAAACAACCGAAAGCATGTATAACTCCGAGCTGTATGAGTAGTGCAGATAGCAAACTACCAAAGAGGAAACAATGAAATTTGGAATATTAGGATATGGATATGTAGGTAAAGCTACACACAAGGGTTTGCTTCGTGATGCAAGAACTGTTGTGCATGACATAACATTCGATACAGAAAAAATAATTTTAAAAGAATGCGATACAATATTTGTATGCATACCAACTGAAACACAAACAGATATTAATACTGTTATTTCTGAGATAGCTGAAATACAAGAATTTAATCCTTCTGCAACATTCGTGATTCGTAGTACATTACCGTTAGGCGCAAGTGAACGTATTCAAGCATGTGTTGGTAGTATAATTTACATACCAGAATTTTTACGTGAACGATATTGGGACACAGATTGCTTTAAGCGTCCGTTAGTTGTAGGTTGTGATAGTAAAGATTTACCACAGTGGTTATTAGATGACGAAATTAAAACTTGCTCTACAAAAGAAGCAGAGCTTATAAAAATGTTTTCAAATAACTTTGCAGTAATGCGTATTGCATTTGCTAACGTATTTTATGATTTATCAGAAGACGTTGGCGCAGACTATAACAAAATACTAGACATGTACATGGATGTACAACAAGATCAAACTTACATGGAAGTTCCGGGGCATGACGGTACACGAGGATTTGGCGGTAAGTGCTTACCTAAAGATTTAGACTTCCTTATTGAAACACTTGATCAAAAAGGCATTAACCAGAATTGGTTTAAACATATAAGAGAGTTAAACAAAGGATGGAAAGAAAAGTTCTAACAGGTCATAAAGGATTCATAGGAAGTCATTATTACAACTATGTAAAAGACACCTATGAGGTATATCCTTATGATAGAAAGGATAGCGAAGTTGACGATCTAAGCAACAACAATGTTACTAGCAAAATGCCGGACTGCGATATTGTAGTCCATCTAGCGGCCACTAACGGTACAAGGTTGTTTTATCAACAGCCTACTGATATTATTATTAACAATACACTTCCAACAATTAACTTAATTGAACGTTATAGAAACACAAACACAAAGTTTGTATTTGCTAGTACTTGTGAAATATTCAACAGTACAATAGACAACGGCTATTACCATGTACCTACTGATGAAGCGGTACCAGTTATGTACAATGACATTACAAATCCACGTTGGAGTTATAGCATACCAAAAGCACTAGGTGAAAACTTAGTTGCTAATAGCGGACTTGAGTATCTTATCATACGTTACTTTAATGTATACGGTCCAGGACAAACAGATCACTTTGTAAATGAGTTTGTAGAACGCTGTAAACAAGGCGAGTATTATATTAACGGCAATGACACACGTAGTTTTTGCTACGTTGACGATGCTGTACGTATGACAGATATGCTAGTAAAAACTACTAGTAACAATACCGTAAACGTGGGACAAGACGTAGAAACACGTATAAGTATTGTAGCAAAACTAATAATGGGGTATATGGGAATTAATCCAGACAGACTTGAAATACGTCCTGCACCGAATGGTAGTGCAACACGTAGGTGTCCTGATACAACATTAGTACAAACGCTTACAGGATTTACAGATTATACACCTTTAGAAGTAGGCCTAAAAAAGACATTGGAAAGTTTATTATGAAAGTAGATATGCAAGATGTATTATTTTGGATGGATGCTATTCGTAATAGTGAAGATAGATATCGTACACTTGAAAGTTTTTGGAAAGGTCAAATAAACAGTAAACTTTGGCTAATACAGCAGATGCAAGAACATAAACTTGCAGGTAGTGTTGCTATATACGGTGGATGGAATGGTGTACTTGCAAGTCTACTTTTTAATAGTGATCTTTCTATTCCAGAAATAGAAAGTATAGATATTGATCCTAGTTGTAAACCCATTGCAGAAACAATTAATATGCGTTATCATATGCAAGGTAGATTCTTTGCTACAGTCGCAGATATGTGTGATTACACTACTGATGCAGATGTTGCTATTAATACAAGTTGCGAACATTTAACACAGGAACAATACGATACGTGGTTAGACAATCTCGAAGCAGGAACAAAAGTTGTACTACAAAGTAATAATTATTTTGAACACGAAGAACATGTAAGATGTGTTAACAATATGGAAGAGCTTATACAACAATCAAATGTACATGTAAGTTATGTAGGCGAATTAGAAATGCCAAAATACACTAGATATATGATAATAGGAAAAAAATATGGATAAAGATTGGTATCACGATAAAGATACTCAACTAGGTAAGTATCAGAGACTTATTGAAAAAGAATCAGGCTCTCCTACCTTCTGTGTTTTACCTTGGATACATTTTGCAACTAGACCAAACGGAGATATGCGTTTGTGTTGTAGTAGTAATGCTAGTGGTGCAGAGTCCGGCGATCACGAAGTTGGTCTTGTTAAAATGGAAAATGGCAGACCTGCAAACTTTGGCAGAGAAACACCTATGGAAGCATGGAACAATGACTACATGAAAAGTGTAAGAACAACTATGATGAATGGTGAAATACCTGCTAGTTGTCGTAAATGTTTCCAAGAAGAAAAAGTAGGTGTTGTAAGTAAACGTGTTTGGGAAAGTGGAACATGGCATGAAGATGGCGTAGACATTCCGCACCTAATTGAACAAACTAAAGAAGATGGCACAGTACCGGAAGAGTTAGTTTATTTAGACTTGCGTTTAGGACATACTTGCAATATTAAATGTGTAATGTGTAGTCCGCATGATTCAAGTAAGTGGGTAGCAGATCACAAAAAACTTATTCCTGTATTACAAGACCCTGATGTTAAAAGACAAATGCAATGGGATAAATCAGAGTTTAATAATAAGTGGCACGAAAAAGATACGTTTTGGGAAGAAATGAATGCACAAATTCCAAACCTAAAACAAGTATACTTTGCAGGCGGCGAGCCTTTAATGATTAAAGAACATAAGATGTTTATTGAAGAAATATTGCGTCAAGGTTATCAAGATAAGATATTACTACGTTATAACTCTAACGGTTTATTAGTTGACGAAGACCTAATTGAAATGTGGTCAAAATTTAAGAAAGTTAAATTTGCTA